GTGTTTCGGACAGCGTGTGGTTTACTAACATCTGTATAGTAAAAATGACCAGTTTTGAGATTATGCTCTTGTCCTTTTTTATCTCTGGCATTTTCATATAGGGTAAATATAACATCTTTATTTGTACGAATCGGAACGTGTATTCTGATTATTTTACCACTATCGATATCTTTATCTATCTTGTCGGAGTGTTTACCGATAACTTTACCTTTTGTTAATTTCATAAATCTAACTCTTTCATATGAACAAGGAAGTTTGTCTAGTATTTCAAGTATTGGTTTCATTTCTTCAAGATTGATTAAAGTTGTATATTGTAATTTTGTATCTATCTTTACCGAACTCTTTAATACACCAGGTTTCAATATATCTAAAGGGTGGCTGCCATAGCCATGAAAAGACAAAGCAGTCCAGTCATCGCCCTTTGTGTATTTTGTCTTGACTTTTTTAAATTCAAAGTTATCTAAAAATGTTGATATCTTTTCTAATGAGTTTTTGTATGGTTCTATATTTAATTCTTTTATCATTTTCCTCCCATATCATTTCTTGGTTGTTTTTCCCATCTAGGTGGTTTATCACCACCAACATCATAGTCGTGATATGAACCTTTTTTGTATGTGTTGTAATCAGGTCTAGGTGCGTGACCTTGTACACCTGCCTTAATATCTTCTTTTGTATATGCTGGTTTCTTACTTTTATCTAAACTGCCTACATTGATAGGGTAACCTGGTTCTAATTTTTCAACTTTACCCCCCTTCGCTAGGAACTTTTTCATCATGGAGTCCCTTTCTTCTTTTGACATTTTAGGTTTGATAACTTCTAAACCAGAGTTGTCTTTAAAGTTGCTCATTCTTCTCCTTCTATTTTTAATTTATCGTCTTTTGGTACCCAATCTTTTGGTACTTCTTGCATTTCTTCTTCTTTCATTCTACTCCATATGTCATCAAAAAGAATATCAGGTTCCTCTAACATAACTTCTACTGCTTTTCTTAACTTCTCTTTATTGTATTCTACTTTTCTTCGAAAGTCATACATTGGTTTTAATTCTAGGTATTGTTTTTTAGGTATTGGCATTATCGTATTGCACCACCTCTAGCAAAGTCTTTCATCATTTTTGTTCTTGCCTTTTCAGCTCTTTCTAATTTAAACTTACTTACTAAATCAGTAAATACATATCCGTTCATATGTTCGTTTTCATGTTGAAATACCCTTGCTGACATTCCGTGTAGAGTTTCTTCTATCTCTTTGCCATGTTGATCTGTATATTTTACTGAACACCATTTAGGTCTATTGATAGTTAAGAATAAAAAAGGAAAAGATAGACAGCCTTCTTTAAAGTTTACTGTTTCTTTACTTACATCATTGATTAATGGATTAAATACTGATCTTACTTTACCATCTTCTATTTGTGGATGACCGCCCATTACAAACATACGATATGGTAAACCTACTTGATTAGCAGAAAGACCTAGACCACCATACTTGACCATTGTATCATACATTACTTTTGATAGATCAAGTCTGTCTTTAAAATCAAACTCTTTTAAAGTATCATCTATAAAAGGTGCCACCTGCATTAATAGTCTAGGATCACTAGGTGGTATTAGAGGTAATACTCTTTTCTCTGGTGCCTTTACTTTTGGTTTACTTTCAGGTCTTACATTATCTAAACTACCATAGTCTAGTTTAACTGTTTCTTTCTCACTCTTGATTATAGGTATTTTTTTCTCTTGTATCTTTTCAAAATTCTTAGCGATTTCTTCTATCTTTTCTGGTGTTAGTTTCTCAGCCATTATGCCATCCTTGTAAAGTTTTTGTATTTCTCAAATTTTAATATACTAGGGAACTTATCTAATAGAGTATCCCCTTTGTGTGATATAACAAAAACATTTTCTTTTGCTAGTTTGTTTGTTAGTATTCTCATAAATTCATCTGTACCTGAAGCGTCTAGTGAACTATCAAATATCTCATCTAGTATTAATAGATTTGTATTAGTAGAGTTTTTAAGTTTAGCGATCTCTCTCCATGTAAACAGTATTGCTAAATCTATTCTTAACTTCTCACCCTCACTAAAGGAGTGATAGTTAAACTCATCTCGATATCTGGACTTAATTGTTTCATTGAACTCGTCATCAAGAGTAAAATTAACAAAGAAATCCATATCCGCTAGATTCTTATTAATAAACTGGTTCATTATTGGTAGGTATTGTTTAATGATTTTAGTCTTAATACCAGTGTCTTGCATTAGATATCTAGCAGTATCGAGATAAGTTTTTTGTTCTTTTTGTTTAACTTTAGCACTTTCGGCTTCAGTTAATTGTTCTTGTAATTCTTCTAGTTTACCTGTTGCAGCGCCAGTGGTAAACTTATCATCTTCTAATTCATCAACTTCATTTTGTTTATTAGCCATGTATCTTTGTATTTCTGATATAGAAGTTTCATATCTATTAATCAATAATTCTTTTTCTCGTATAGCAACCATTGTTTCATTTATACTATGTAATCTTTGTTCAGTAGTGGTAATTTCTTTTACTAACTGACCCATAGCACTATCAATTTCAATGACTTTATTTTTTTTCTTATCAATCATTGTTGATTTAAATGCTTCATCTATAGCCTGTTGACAGGTAGGACAATCGTTATGAGTTTCAAAGAACTCTAAATCTTTCTTGTGTTTGCTACAAGTATTTTCTAACTTTGCTTCCATATTATGAAGTTGTTTATACTTATTATTTATTTTAGTTTCATCTAATATTTCATTTTGTAATTCAATCTTTTCTTTATTTACTTTATCTATATCTAATTTGTAATTATCTATATCTGTTTGTGCTTGTCTAATTTCTATTTGTTTCTTCTCAATTAATTGTTGATTATTACCACTCATATCTTCTATGTGTTTCTTTTGTGATTCTATTTTACCATCTATCAATTGACAATTAAAATCTGATTGTTTAATTACTTCGTCTTGTAGCTTTTGTTTTTCTCTAAACATTAAATTCATTTTAGAAAATATCTCTATGTCTAATATCTCCTCTACAACTTGTCTTCTATGTCTTGCTCTTAATTGCATAAAAGGAACAAACGAAGCATTACCTAGTATAACTACCTGTGTAAATGATCTAAAGTTTAATTTTAGTATAGTTGATTCTAAATGTTTCTGATAATCTCTTACGGCAGCGTCTTGATTTAACATTACATTATTACACCATATCTCAAATATATTAGGTTTGATACCTCTTACAATCTTGTATTCATTTTGACCTATAATAAATTCTACTTCTACAACACAATCTTTTTCATTAATACTATTGACCATTTGTTCTTTTTTAATATTTCTAAATGCTCTTTGAAATAGACCAAAACATAATGCGTCTAACATGGTTGATTTACCTGCACCGTTTTCACCTACAACTAATGTCTTTGATGATCTATCTAATTGTATTTCTATAAACTGTTGACCTGTTGATAGAAAGTTTTTATATCTTACTCTTTTAAATATTATCATTCTGTTGTTATATCACTATCTTGTGCTTCCACAAATGTTTCTTTAATCATATTTTTTAATTTATCTTTATCTAAATCAACTGGCAATTGATCCACATAATTGTTTACAAGTGTCATTGTATCTTCCGTACCTTCAACTACATCATCACTTACTAGATTGGCATTAAGGTCGGAGTAATCTTCTAATATTTTTAATTCATGTACCGTTATTTTATTATATAATTTGTCAAGTAATCTATCAAACATTTCATTGTTCTTTTTAGATACTACAATTAGTTTTACAAACTTATTATGATAAGGACTTATATCAAAGTCATCATAATTTGTTTCACTATCATTGTACATTAATTTTGCAAATATAGTATTTGGATTAGGTATTGCTTCTATTTCTCTTGTTTCAGTATCTAGTATATGAAAGTATTTTTGTTGACCATAATCTGACCAAGTCATTTCGTATTGACTACCTAAATAAAATATTTGACCATCATCATTTTTTGTATGAAAGTGGCCACTAAATGTCTTTTCAAATCTCTTTACAATACTCTTATCATAACCGTGTGTTTGTGTTATATTCTCATGCATATAAAAACCATTTAAATCTAAATGAGCCATGCATATATCAGCCTGTGCTGTGTTTAACATATCAAAGGATTGTTGTTGATTTTCAGGATTTATCCAAGGTAACATTAATATCTTTAGACCATCAAAGTCAACTACTTTAGGTTCTTCGTATATCCAAGGCTCGTTAATACCATCAGGTGCTGTACACAACTGTTGTAAAGAGTTTACTTTGTTTGTATTTTTAAAATAGATATCGTGATTACCAATTAACATATGGGTATCTATCTTCATATCCCATAGTTTTTTTAGAAAGCCTTTTCTAAAGTTATCTGCTACTCTAAAGTTTATAAATTTTCTTCTATCGACTACATCACCTAAATGTATTAGTGTTTTGATATTATGTTTTTCCAAATAAGGAAAAAATACTTCTTCATAAAACTTATGTAAGAAGTCATCAAATATCATACTATCATTACGCACACCGAAGTGTGTATCGTTTAACAACGCTATTTTCATACCTACCTAATTATATAACTACTTTTTTTTCTTCTTTACTTTTTTTGGTTCTGTTGGAGCACTTTCTTTTACATTCTTTTGTAAGAACTCTAACATTTGATTTTTATATTGAGCGTCATCACCTACTAGTGAATCCATCATCATTTCTGTACCTGAACTAGCAATCAGTTTAGCCTTAACATCTTGCTGTTTCTTTTCTTTTTGTATTCTTCTGATAAATGCATAGTATATTATTTGTGTGAAATATGCAAATGGATTATTAGATTTCTCTGGATTAAAGTTGCTCATATATTGTAAGCAGTTTTCTATACCATCTGATATCATATCATCACGATAGGTATAGTTTATAAAATTCGGTCTATAAGATAAGTGATTAGCAATCTTCAAAAAACACTCACCTATATAGTTTGTCACTTCAGGTCGTTTTCTTTTCTTTTCTTCTGCCTTTTCGCATTTTAAACGATAGTCAACCATGGCCTGAAGAAACTTCTTATTATCGACATAATGTGGTTTCAGTTTAGCTTTTATTTTTTCCATAATTTTCTTTCTTGATTATATAACAATTATAACATTTTTGCTATTCAATGTAAAGCCTTTTCAATATTTTTTGCTATTGCTTGACAGTCCTAGGATTTATGTTATACTCGACTATGTAGGTCGTTGGGGAGAAGCTTAGCTGCTATTTCTAGTGTATAGTTTTCTTTTCAAATAGGTCTATCAAGTCTTCCTCTGACCATTGTAATTGTTCTCTTTTGTCAATCTTTTGCATTTGATCCATCTGATCTGCCAACTTATAGATTTTTTCCATTTCTTCAGCCGATAAGACAGGTTTGGCATTCTCTTTTGCCTTTTCTAGTTTATCTAAAATAACTTCATAATAATGTGATATGTGTTTGTCCGCTTGGGTGATTACTAATATTTTATCTCTAGGGATTATAAATGTCTTATCATCTGTAAATGGTAACCAAGGTGCTAAAGTAGAGTCATCTTTCATACCCATTTCAGTTTCCCTTTTTACTGTATTTAATTCTAATGCGTTTGTGATTCGTAAGAAATCTTTATCAACTGTAATGCTACCCATAATAGTAGTACCATCAGTTAGTTTTACCATACGATAATCTGTATTATCCATTTTAATCCTTTAGGTTAATATTGTGTATCTCGTAATCAAATTCTTCTTCGTTGTATATATTTATTCTTTCCTGGAAGTGCTTTAAAGTAAAATTTTCTTTAGACTTGTATTGTAAATCATCTGCTATATCATACAAAGTAGCATTAATTTTATTGTCACCTAATCTTAATCCTCTACCAATAGATTGTAGATTTCTTATTCTACTTTTAGAAGGACTAGCAAAGATTATATTATGTAAATTTTTAATGTTAATACCTGTTGAGAAAGTACCATAACTTGCTACAATAATAGCATTGGTTTCGTTCTCAACTATGGCTCTTGCTTTTTCTCTTTCTTCTGTTTCAACACCACCATAGATATAAAAAACCTTTCGGTCTTTTTCTGCTTTATCTTCTATACTTTTAAATAAATCTTTACCATGTTTTTCTACTAACTGAAATAAAACTAATGTGTTGCCTTTTATCTTTAATGCAAGATTACGAATAAAATTATTTCTTGCTTTACTTGATACTAGATAGTCCATTTCGTCTTGATACTTACCACTTGCTACTATTTTAGCATTGGCTTCACTATGTTTGAGTATTAAACATCTTACGGCCAGATTACTTAACTGTTTTTTGTCCATAAGTTTTTTAGTAGATGTGACCTTATTAACGGCACCAAATAATCCTTCTAATACTAATTTATGTGTATGAGCACCATCTAAAGTACCTGTAAGACCTATACGATATTTACAGTCAACTAGTTTAGTCATAATTTCTGTAAGTGATTTAGATTTAAATAGATGTGCCTCATCGCCAAACACACAGCCAAACTGTTTAAAATATTCTTTCGGCAATTTATATAGACTTTGCCATGTTGATATTAATACTTTTTTGTCTGTCTGATTAGAATAACCACTATATAATCTATGACAGTTTTTCTTTACATTCCAACCATATGATTCAAAATCAGAATACATTTGTTCTACTAATGATGTTGTAGGTACAATTAATAAAGTCCGATTATTTGACTCATCCTTAATTAGATGTGAGTAATAACGAATTAAAGCATAGATAATAAAAGACTTACCAGAAGCAGTAGGACTTAACAACAATGCTCTATTAAATTTTAAACTATGATATATTGCGTCTATTTGATAATCTCTCGCCTCAAACTTTTGACCTAGACTATTAGAAAACTTTATTACCGTTTCTTTGTCAACCTTGTTATCTATCTGTACATCTTTACCAGCAACTATATTGTATCCTCTTTCTTCGGCAAATGCTTTTATATAAGGATATAGGCCAAAATAAATCTCTTTTGTTTTTTGTGAAAATAGTCTAATCTTACCATC